AAAGCTTTCCTTCTGAGTTGAGTTTGCGAAGTTCCTGAAGGTCTGGTCCCTTTTCTGTTTCGGTACCAGCCTTTTTCTTTTTCTTCTTCTTCAGCTTGTCTACATCCAAGAGACCAATATCATTCAAGTACTCATTGAGGGTGGCAATGTCTTCTTTTCTCCAGTCCTGAACATCTGGATACTTTGATTTAACGTCTGCTCTCAGCGCTGATTCAATTCCGTCCCAGTTATCTGAGTCGTCTCTGCTGTGGGCATCAAGGTACGCACTAACCGACTTTGCGTAGCTTGAATACCAGTTGCTATATTCCTGTGAAGCTTTTTGCTTCTCATTAAATTTTTCAGGACGCTTTCTTACAGAGTCGCCATCCCACATGACGCGTGCCTGGTTGACACCAATTTCGCGTCCTCGGAGATAGTCCGAACTAAAGTTCTTGTCTGCGTTGTAGCGAGGTACTTCTTCCCACCCAAGACCCTGGTCTTCCCATGCTTTGGCAATTGCTTCATGGTCGATGCGCTTCTGATTTTCTTCTGCATTTGGGAATTCTTTTTCCATCTCTGCAGAGCGGTCTGCGTGTCTACGCATATTTCTTTTACCGCTAGAAAGTTTTTCTTTCCCATCTGGCTTGGCAGCATCAGCAAGCTGACGCTTAGATGGTTTTGGGTTATTTATTGAGCCAGGACCACCTGGTGTTGGGTCTGGCTGCTCCCATCCTGGAATGTTGTCAAATAGCGTTCCGTCTAGGTTGCTGTCGCGGCGAGTTCTAGGGTCTAGGTCTCCACTAGGAACGCCAAGGCCTCGCCCACCCCGGAGTGTCCGTCCTAAAAAATTACCACCGCCTCTATTGCCGCGAAGGCTTCTGCCGAGTCTTCGTGCAGCAGCTTTTGTTGCGGTCTCAAGGGCATCCTTTGACTCTTGGTCGAGCTGTGATGCAATTACAACACCATACTCATTTATGAATGTATCGATTCTGTGATACTCAAGAACAGGGTCGATTATGCTCTTGAATTCGAATGCATCAGCTGGGTCAACCGGGATTACGTATGATGAATCTTGAGCCAAGAATGGGTCGAGACCCTTCTCCATGAGCTCTTGCTCTTCAACACCCCACTCTTCAAGAGTCTTGTACGAGCGACGCTTCTTGCGACGCTTCTTAACCGTGTTGCGCAAAACACCAAGAATAAATTCTCCTGGGTACTTGGCTTCAATGTCTTCAACCATCTTGATTTCTTCTTCATCAAGCATGTCGTTGTATTCTTTTTTACCGTAGCCAACGACAACGCCTTCTGGGATAATTGCAAATCTGCACTTACCTTCATCTTGAACTTGCATGTCAAGAATCTTGCATTTTCCTTCACCCTGATAAAGAACGCAGTTTGCACACTTGACTCCAATGTCCTTAACCTTGTTTTCAGCAGGTGGGTAATACCCGGCCCAAATGCCGTCACCGTCTTCGTCAAACTTGCCGTACTTCCCAGCAATACGAACAAGTGATTCAGCCAATTCTCTTTCTTCTGCAATGAGCTCTGGCTTCTTGTCCTTATCTTTTTCCATCCCGTCGTACTCAACTTGTGGCAACGGAACCATAACCATTCCACCGTTTCCAGGCTTTATAGCGACAGGCATTGGCATTGCTGGATTTGTTGTTGCTGGCTTTTGCACTGGCGTTGGCTTGGCGGTGACACCTGGAACTGGTGATGGACCTGACTGCATCTGTGGCTTGGGTTGCTCAGCATGAATTAGTTCTGGCTTGCCAAACATGTACTCGCTACCAGTGAAATGATAACCAATTCTGAACTTGCCTTTTCCTGGCTTTACAAATACAACTGAGTTTTCAGTTGCTTCAACAACCATTACTGGTCCACCTGCACGGCGCGATAGTTCAGCAACTACGCTAGCAAGCTGTGGTCCGCTTATTCTTTGCGACATGCCTTCGTCAAAAATGCCATCGCGTCTTGGTTCTGGGGCTGACGGAGCGCCAATAACGATAGGCATCATCCCATGCATCTTCTCTTCATCGCTCTTGACAGAAATTGTTCCAGTCAATTGATTTGCGCCGTGAAGCACTGGAGATACTTCGTAGAGTTCTACTTCGTAGAGAACATTGGCCTGAAGATTTTCGTCATATTGCGCTCTGAGTGTCTTGTAGCCAATTGACCACTCTTGCTCTTCGCCAAAGAATGCCACATTTGCAAAAGCTTCCTTGCCTTTTTCTGATTGCAGGTTGAATTGAACTTTTGCATAAAGACCGCCGATACCAGCCATCTTCATCTTCATCGGAAGTCTTGCGTCAGATGCTGGAACTTCGTAGATTTCTAGAACTTTGCCAATTGGGTCATTCCAGTTGTGGCCCCATACAACACGTGGCTTTCTGCGCTGAAGGCTCTTAGCGAATGCTCCAGTAGCACAAATATCACCAACTGAGTCCTTGTTCCCAATTCCGGAAACGAAACATTCGACAATACCCTCTAGTTCATCAAGCTTGATGAGACCATTAGAGGCCTTGTACTGGATGTTTCCGAAGTTAGAATTTGGCATAGCGCTCCTTGGTTCTAAACGATATTAGAGGAAAACGAGCATGCTCATGGCAAGTATTGGTACAAAATCAAATAGTTTCAGTAAACGAATTGGAAATCTGTTGTTTTACTGAAACTCGTTAAATGAACTGACCGAACTTCCACGCTCTGCGTGATTCGTCTTCTGCAATTTCAAATCTTTGCTTAGCCATAAGGTTCGCGTACATGCCCACAAGGGCTCCACGGAAAGATGCTGCCCTTTCTTCTTCACCCATGACAGACAATGAATTAAACATCATTGAAGACACCTGATTAAAGTTGTCAAGATTCATGCTCTTTATGCGTGACATTTGCGAATCAATCTGAGCGTTAAGGTCTGACTGATTTATGCTCTTTGTGGACTTCTGCCCATATCCATCATTGTACATATTGAACGAATCTTGAATAATCGCAGAAATTACTGGCCTGATGTCCTCGTCCATTTGCTTGTCCCACACTTCTGGAGACAGGATTGAGTCGATTTCCAGCGTTCCTGCAAATAGTGACTTCTTGGCTTTTGAGCCATTGGCCTTCTCCAGGACAACTCTCTGCTGTCTTTCGATAACTCTTTCAATGCTTCGATTTAGAATCTCATTCCACCTGGTTAGAGACTCTGCGCTTTTTGCCTGAAGTTCATCCTCCAGGGATTTGTACATCATCTCTCCAGTTGGGACTGAAGCCGCACCAGTTGGGATTGGCTCCGCCGTTGTGGCAACAGCCGCCAATGCTTCTGGTGGAATCGTACTTTGAGCGAGCTGGTCAGGACCTGCTGGTGCCGCTGGTGCTTCGACCTGGGCAAGAGCGCCTTGCATCGTATTTGGGTCAAGCGGTGGTTGACCTTCCATGCCTGGCATTGGGGCTTCTGGCATTGGCGCGCCAGGCATTGGTGCTCCAGGAGCCCCAGGTGCCCCACCCATTTCCACTGAAGGAGCGGTTTCCATCTTCTTTTTTGTATTCGCAATTGGAATCAGGTTTGGATTCATCAGTAGCGAGTCTGCGAGGTCTGCTTCAACTTCTTTTCTTCCAGAACCAATTCTGTACTCATTATTGCTAATAAGGCCAGTTTGAAATTCTTGCATCAGATATCTCTCGCGCTCTTGCTTGTAGAGCTGAAGAATTGGAACTTCACTTGTATCAAAGTCGATGTAATACTCATCGTCCAATTCATCCAGGGACCGCGCTAGTGGCTCCAAGTGTGGAAGCATTGTTTCCATCCAGAAAACACGTATTTCTTCACTTGCATTGGAGAATGTTCTGCCCGCAGCATTTCCGATTACTGACTCTGGGACACCAAATGACGCAAGAATTTCTTCCTTTGTAATTTGTCGCATTTGAGAGTATGCAACGTCTCTTGGTGAGGCAGATGTATCAACGTAATCAACACCGTCATCGGCAGAAATAACCGTTGTGTGCCCAGCTCTTCCGATGTTTCCACGGAATCTACTCTTTAGTTCGTCTTTGTCGTCATCATCAATTTCGCCACGAAGAACCAAAAGACCACCAGGTCGCCCGTCATTCAATAAGTAATTTCTGTTGTAGAGCTTTGCAAGATTCTCTATTTCAATAGCAACACCAGCGGACTCAAGTGGCGTTAGTGACAAATACGGGTCAAGTGGATGCGGCCTTCTAATCCAGCAAACATCCTCAGGTTTCATTATTACTTTTTGCCCGTTTGGCATTTGCACTTCATAACCGGAAACAAACTTCTTTGCATCTGGTATTGGTGCTGTTGATTGAGGTGGCAAAAGATTGAGACCGATTATTCTTCCATCTCTGCCGCGGACTTTTTCAATAAATACTCCACGCGTACCAAGCAAAAGCTGAGCAGACATTCTGTATCTAAAAATAAAAGAGTTTTCACCAACATTTGATTTGGTGTTTAATACTTCGAGCAAAGAGTTATTTTTTGCTCTATTACCAATAAGAATTTCTCCATCTGGGGAGTTATCTTTTCGCAGGATAATTGGAAGGCGTGCTTGGTTTCCAGCAATTGCGTCGATGCATCTTGCTACCCATGTAACTTTTTGCATACCTTCGCGGTATGCGCGCTCAACGTCCCATGAGTCCCTGTATGGTCTTCCTGCGTAACTTGGGTTTTGCGCTATGGGCGCACCAGGTCCAAGCTCCTTGGATTGCGCGTTTGCGAGCGATTTATTGCTCGATTGATTCCATGCCATATTTACTCAAGACCTAATAGGAAGCCGAAAAAACCACACGTTATGCCTGCCACTATCAGTCCGGCAGGTATAAAAATCATTGCCGCACCAATACTGGTAAACAGTATAAATGAAATCATGAGCAAGTTGGCGAAGGTAGCCCGTTTAAATAAAGATTTGACTCGCGATGGTATGGCTTTAATCCTTAACAGTAATTTTGACATATCACCTACAGTAGCGCATTCCGTGCTTAACTGTATCAAGAGGCAAATTAAATATGACAACAAATTGGAATCAGGTTCTAGAGTATCTTCAACCGAAGATGCCACCTTTCTGTCCTGAAGAGCCGTCAATAAATCAGAAAGTTTTTTTGCGAACAAACTCTATTGAAGCACTATTTGGTGGAGCAGCAGGTGGTGGTAAGTCTTCCGCGCTACTCATGTCTGCCTTGCAGTACGTAGATGTCCCTAACTATTCAGCTATTCTGTTTCGTCGAACATTTGCCGACTTATCGCTTCCTGGAGCGTTGATGGACCGCTTTAAGTCATGGGCGGCCCTTTATGAGGATATTCACTGGAACAACAACAGTTTCCAGGCAACATTCCCATCTGGAGCAAGAATCTCATTTGGTTACTTGAATAACACTGGTGACTATCTTCGATATAAGGGTTCGGAGTTCCAGTTCATCGGCATGGATGAGGTTACGGAAATACGAGAATCTGACTATAGATATATGTTCTCCCGTCTGCGTCG